AATAGCCTTTACACTCGATATGTTAATGCAAGAAGAATTGTTTTACATACCCGCTAATCAAGATGAACCAACAGATAAGGAGATAGAATGGGCTAATAGATTAATAACTAACCGTATAGAGAATACTGACTTCATACCTACTGAAGCAGAACTCTATGAATTAATGCAACTCAAATTGAAAGTATAATACAATGGATGCTCAAACAAAAGTAAGCAGAGCTATAATTAAACTTGTAGCTAACTACACTTTCTACGGTACATGTGCACTTAGATTAAACGTCAGAGAAACTACTGACTATAAGACTATGTGTACTGATGGTATATCTATACTATGGAATCGAGAATTTGTAGATGAATGTAGTGAAGAAGAAGTAATGGGCACTATAGCACATGAGGTATGGCATGTTATATTCGGACATCATTTCCGCATGGGTAAACGTGAACATAAGAAATGGAATATAGCTACAGACTTCTCTATAAACAATAGTTTAAAGGAAGAAGGTTTTAGCCTACCTCCGGGTGCTTTAATGGATGATAAGTATATTAACATGAATGGAGAAAAGGTATATGATCTAATAGATGATGATGAATATAATCAAGCTCCTTCTTGGGGTGGTGTACTACCTATAACTGATGATCAAGGTAACCCTCTTACAGGTGAGGCGTTAGAGCAGGCTAAAGATGAAGTAGATCAGATGATAGCTTCAGCGGCTCAAGAAGCTAAGAAAGCTGGACAAGAAATTAGTGGTAAGTTATCTGATTTAATTCAGAGTATAAGAGAACCTCAAGTTAACTGGAAGTCTTACTTACCTACTTATCTTATGAATAGCAATCCTGATAGTCCTTCGTGGAAGAGACCTAATCGTAAGCTGTTATCTGAGTTTGACTTATATACTCCTGCTATGATATCTAATAATCTCGGCCCTGTAGCTGTAGTTATAGATACCTCTGCATCTGTATCTAAGGCCGAGAGAGAAGTGTTCTTATCAGAGTTACAATCAATAAACGAAACCTTAAAACCTAAATCAACTCATGTGATATGTGTAGACACTACTGTAGCTACATGTTATGACTTCGATCCTTACGATGATATAACAGAGTTAGCCCTTGTAGGGGGTGGTGGTACAGACATGTCACCAGGATTTAAGTATGTAGAAGAATGTCTTCCTGAAGTAGAAAATATACTTTGCTTCTCGGACTGTGAGTTCTGGGATTGGCCTCCAGAACCTGAAAAGCCTGTGTTATGGCTATCAACTGGTCAAAATAAAGAAAACCCTTATGGCACACTTGTGTCTGTAAAATTCTAAGCACGAAAGGATATAACAATGTTTAGTGATTATATAAGTATAGCAAGACAATACTATGATGAGCCTGGTTATGAGAAGGATAAATCTTCTTTGCCTTATCAAGCTAATAGGTATTATTCTCTTATTAACTATCTGAAAACAATAACAAATAATATAGAGTATGATTACAAAGATCTTTATGATGAAATTAAGTCTAGTATATTTGAAAAGTTTAATTCATCAATTAAGAACGGTAGTATTAATAGTGAGCTATGTGAATTGATTGAAGTCAGACCACCTAACCGTGACTTCTCGCATAGCTACTCTAATTATTCTCCTAGCTACAGTGCTAATCGTATGTATGAAAAACAAAGAGATAAAAGCGAAGATGATCTTGATGACATTAGTTATGGCATAAGTAATCATCTATCTTATGTTATGAGTTATATTGTAAGAAAGGAATGTTATCTTAACTATAAGATTAATGAAACAGAAGACGACATTATTAAAGCAGAGTACAAAGATAAAGTATTAAAGCTTAATAGGAATATACAGCAGATAGGTTCTAACTATATGTATGGGTTACACTACACCTATGTAAATGATACATATAAGAAGTCAACCTTCAATAAAGAAATAACTCACATGGACCCTATAAGATATAAGCCTAATATAATAGTAGATAAGAATTGGTTTGATACTGTGGGTGATAAAGGTTTTCAGATACTAGAGTATCAAGGTAGCAGAGCCTTTACTATCTCAGCTGAAGAGTATTCTAAAGACTCAAACAGAACACTGTACTTTGTTAAGACTCTACAAATGACTGGTACACGAGAGGAAATGCGAAATGCAAACTGGCATAACGTATTAGATAAGCTAGATAAGATAGTTAAAATAAAAGAGCTTGTATTATCTGTATCAAATCAAGACGATAAGATATGGGCGTTAGGTGAGGATGAGTCTTGGGCTGAACGTACCATGCGAGCAAGGCAGAAACGTACTATGATGAACGGACTTAACATCTAAATGTATAGTCCATTATTAAAAGGGAACGCTATTTTCTCTTATGAAAGGAAACTAAATGAAACGTGCTGACATAGTACACAGGTTAACACATGCTAGAACTGAGACAGAAAGAATGGATGTCATGGATGAGCTAATAACTTATGATAGAGAGAAAGGAAGAGAGCTAATGAGAGAAGAACCAACAGACTTTCATGGTGACTTTAAAGATATGAATGAGAGAGTTAAAGATAGTATTATTAATCCTGCTCATTATAAAGTAATACCCCCAGGTAATTACCCTGAAGGCTTAGAGTATATGGATCTAATGCAGTATATTTTATCACATCACAAAGGTATTGAGTCACACTTAGTAGGTCAGATACTTAAGTATAGTATAAGACTAGGTAAGAAAGATGCTAAACAACAGGACGCATTAAAGATACAATGGTATGCTAATTACCTTGTTGATGTAATCAAAAAGCAAGATGAGGGATAATGTAAGATTCCCCATAGCTAATTATAAGTATCTGTCAGTAAACGGATACCAAGATTTCCCAGTATTTTGGGATGTCTTTGAAGATAAAACTAGCTTTGTAATGACAGAGCTGTTCGAAATTAGAGTTAACAATGAAGTTCACTCTGGTAATGTAGATGAGATAGTGTCACAAATAATTGTGGAACTACACTCAGATACGATAACAATCCATTAGAAAAGGAATAATATAATGGCTAATCAAGTAATGGTAGTAAGAGACGTAACATTTAACTGGGCTAAACTAGTTGATAAACATTCTCCATTTGGTACACTCCAATGGGACGTTCAAGTTGTTACGGACAATGAAGCAACCAAAGCTCAACTAGAGAGTAGCGGTATTAAGATGAAGTCGGGTGAGAACAAAACCTGGTATGCTAACATTAAACGTAAAGCAATTAAAGCTAACGGAGAAGAGCAAGATCCACCTAAAGTTATTGACTTAGACAAAGAGGAAATGGCTCCAAGTAAAATAAAGAATATGGGTAATGGCACTAAAGGTCATATCAAATTATTCTCTTATGACTGGAATGTTGGTGGTAAATCAGGTGTCTCAGCTATGCTAGTTGCCCTACAAGTGACAGACTATGTTGCTTATGAAGGGGCAGGTGAAGACTTCTAATGGAGAAGAAATTAATTAGAGTTGATACTAGGAATGGGTCCGCATGGATCCTTCCTACGTATAACGTTAGTTACTATACAACACAGTTGGCTCAGGTTCTCTGGGCTAACCGATTTACTTTGAGAAAGAAAGGTAATAAGTAATGAGACAAGATTTTGTTTATACCGCAGGTGCAATGGAGCATGTTAGCAATTCAGATATGACTGGATGGCGTGACTACTCAGATAAGTTCTTAGATGACTTTGACATTAAGTGCTTACACCCTACAAGGCGTGCACCTATTCACGATCAAGAAGCAGATGATGATATATCTACATACAATAAGCTTAAACGTATTACAGCTCAAGATATGGCTGATATCAAACGATCACATGTAATATTAGCTGATCTAAGAGACTCTATGCCAGGAAAGAAGTGGGGTACAGTAATGGAAATAGCTCAGGCTTATCATTGGGATAAAGTTATTATAGCTTTAGTAGATCCTGGTCAGTTTAAACACCCATTCATTTATACTTATGCTACAGAAGTGCATTATGATTTACAAGATGCTCTTGATGCTGTAATAGAGTACTATGATTAAGTATACAGATCTTAAAAAGCTAATTAAGCTTGGTAGTAACCATGAAGAACAAGGCCATTGGATTAGTAACAAACCTATTATTCCAATGGGACTTCACGGTTTTGTATATGCTATACATAATAAGGTTGATGATAGATATTATGTTGGTAAGAAAAACTTTTTACATGGTGGTAAAAAGAATTATAAAAGGAAAGGAGTTAAAGTACCTAACTATAAGTATGGTACAGAAACTAACTGGAAAACCTATACAGGGTCTTCAGCCGAACTAAACCTAGATATAGCTAAACATGGTAATGAGAACTTTAATTTCTTAGTGCTAAGACTATATCAAACTAGAGGCGGCTTGTCTTATGGTGAAGCTAACTTTCAACATAAGCTTGACGTATTAACAATAAGATGTAATGAAGGTAAATTAAAATTCTACAATGGTAACATTGCAGGAATTAAATACATCCCCAAAGAGACAGGAAAAGAAACATGACTTACTGGAAACTAGATAACTACGATGTTAAAATGGTAAGAAAATTATCACAGGAAACTACTATACCTCAGAAAATACTTGCACACAGATTTAACATATCACAAGCGATGGTTTCATATATAAAGAATAACCGTCGTAGAGTTAATGTCTCATAAGAAAAGATTATTGATTGCTTACGTTATAGTATTTGGTTTATATTTAATCTTATACTATAATAAAACAAATGATGATCT